TTTTTATCAGCACTGACAAACTCTTTTCCTACCTTAGCAGGAATGCCAACCTTCTTGGCGAACGCAGGGTTGTGCGCTACCGCCGACATCAAACGATGTTGGGAAGGTGACTTGCTCGGCATTACGCATACCCTTTTACCATCTCCAAGATGCACCAATAAGTGTCACCCGAAGAGGCATCAGCAGTGCTAAACACAATGTCACCAGTAACGCCAGATCCACCATTGTTTGTAATACCTCCAAAGCCCGTGAAGTCTAACGACTGCGTAGCACCGGAGGAAGAAAGAAAGAACGGGACATCTGTTGATGCATCCCAAAACATTCTGACTTCCATGCCGTGATTGGCAATGTAAATTTTAATTACCGTAACACGGTCGCACGCAGACCCTGATTCGCTTGGATTCAATGCAGAAACATCAACCTTCAATACGGCAGACTCACCAGTACCATCGCTGATGTTCGTGAATTTCATAACAGCCGTGCGCTCGTTATCGAAAAGCGTTTGACTTGTGACTACATCAGCCATAATTATTCTCCTAAAAAGACAGGGGCCGAAGCCCCCGCCTTATTTCAGCAATTAACGTTGCCGCCGCTACGCCGCTTGGCAGGAACGACAGTAGTAGACTCCTTAGTCTTCGTTACCGCTCCGGGAGTTGATCCAAACATCCCTCTAACCTTATCCACAATAGGCCGGATAATGTTCATGGGATTCATGGCTTCACGGTCAGCTAAATTTTCAGCCTTCTGGGTGGTGTAGGTGCCTTGGTAGCCTTTAGTCTCTTTGTCAGACTGAGGATCCCCACCACCATTAAGCTTTTTTACGCTGCCACCCTTCTTGAAGGTTCCAGAAAATTTGTTAATGCTTACCGGAGCCGAAGGCTTTTTATGTCCTTCAGGCATCGCCACGGGTTTGCCTGAATTAACAAGCCCCCCCGTGGCGTAGGCTTTTTTTGTGGAACCACCCTTCTTGTATCCACCCATCATGCCGCCGCCCATCATGCCGCCCTTTTTCATCTTGCCCTTGCCATCAGCCGCAAAGTCAGGAACCATCTTCCCGTCCTTCTCAACCATAGCCATACCGCCGGATTTGAAACCACCAGCGTTGCCAAGGACAACACCACCAGTTTTGTAGCCGCCGCCATTGCCCATCTTTACGCCACCACCCTTGGCATAACCAGCAGCACCCATCGCTACGCCACCAGTCTTCAGTGACAGCTTGGTTCCTTTGCCACCCTTATGCTCTTGAGCATCATGCTGCTTCATGGCTTTCTTGACCATAGCCTTGTCTTGAGCCATGTCACCATCAGCCTTGCCACCATTCTTCATCATCGGGGCAGGCATGGCAGGTTGGCGTTTCTTCATCATCTGCGCCATCATCATCGCCTTGCGACGATCATTCATGGACGGACGACCCGGAGCAGCCACCGGAGCATTGACCGCAGGACGACCGATCAGAGCAGGAGTGCCAGCCAGCGCACCCATCGCTCCACCGTCCATCTTCTTCATCGGCTTGTGACCCTCTTTGCCATTAGAACTCATGGCGACATGACCACCTTTCTTCAGTTTCAGAATCACTGAAGGTTCAGTAGTCTCCATCTTTACCATCGGTTTGAATTGGCCCATGTCTATCTCCTTATGCCTGAGTGACGCCAAGCGCGCCAAGACGGGTTGCATTTGGGCCTGCCGCAATTGCCGGAAGGGCTATTCCCATTACAAGACGTTTAATACCGTCACACGCAGAAGAAGGCAAATAAGTACCCCTCACATCGCCCGTGGTTGTGGTAGCCGTCAACGTAGCGGCGGCAACAAACGTACCCGCATTTTCTGCAAGCGTATTGTCCCAACCAGCACGAGTAATGTATCCGGCATCGGTAATACGCAACGGCGAACCCAAGATGTCGGTTGTACCTACTGCAACGGTTACAACGCTTGCACCAGAAGAGACAACACTGGCAATTTGGTAAAAGGCTTTCTTACCACTGACAGTAGTAGATGCCACCGTTCCTGTTGCGATTACTTCGCTCATGGCTTGACCGTAATAGTCGTACCCTGAAACAGTAATATTGACAGTGGTTGGGCTACCAGCACCTGTGGTTGTAGAAACAGCGCGAGGAGCGTCCAGTTGCAAGCCTGTTGCACCGCCTGTAATCGTAGCGGACGTAACGCCAGCGCCTGCGGCAAGCGTAAGCGTGGTAGCAGTAGTGATAACGGCAGCAACAATGTTAGTGGTCAGTTTTGCTTGGGGAACAGCGTCCCAAATATAAACACGACCCAACGGGCCAACACCTACGCTCATTGGAGACGGGTTTTGCAATGTGGCATTGCCAGAACCAATAATTGTGGCGCTTGCTACAGTTTGCGAGGCGCTTACGGTGTAAGTACCTACGCCACCAGAACCAGTCCCAAAAGCGGAAATGAAAGTTCCATTGGTGAGCGAAGTTGAACTGTCAATAAACATACCCACAAAAATTGGGTCGCCAGAAAGCATGGCAGTGACAGTTAGCGTAGTGGTAGCAATTGAACCAGTGAAGGTTGAAACAGCAGGGTATGCGTCCATACCTTGAACGGTAATAGCGGAACCCAAGAACAGGTCATCTGAAAATTGAGGCATTTCGTCTTCTCCTTGAAAAGCTTGACGAATACATTAAAAATGGTGGGACTGGTTTTTAAGCCAGCCCCGATTTACTACTAAACGCCCGGAGTACCGTACATGGCACGCGGATCGGTGAAGCCGACTTGGTAACGTTCCGTTGCCTTGTAGCGCATGGAGTCCGTCTCAAAGTCACCTTCCATCGTCTTTTCCAGAGCGCGGCGCATCAGAAGCTTCATGCCTTCCGGTGCATCGGTCTGAACCCACCAAGCAGTCGGAGAAGTCAGACGCGACAGAACTGCTGCGCCTTCGTCCAGCAGACCACTCGACTTGATCGGGTTGACATCGTTGTTGGCAGTACCAGTACGCAGCACGCTCTTCAGCAGAACTTCTGCTTGGAAGATGTTGCCCGGAGCCACAACCAGTTGACGCGGAACCAGACGGATCTTCTTACCGTTGTTGTCAACGGCTTGACGGATCTGGATAAGCATCTGCTCAAGCGAGGTCTGCGACAGATTGGCTGCAGTGGTCAGCAGGTTGCTGAACGTACCGCTAACAATCGGATGAGCCGCGCTGTTGAGTTGCACGCCATCACCACCGATATAAGCCGAGTTGAAAGCGCGGTTCAGCACGTTAGCCGACAGCGTTTCTTTCGTCTCAATCAGCGACTGGGCGAGGTGCTTTGCGTACACCTGACCGATACGGATGTGGTCACCGTCCTCTACCAGCACCTTCGTCAGAGCAAACGCCAGACCAAACACGTTGTAGACGTAACGCTGGAGGAACAGTACACCACCCTGCTGGTACGTTACCGGCGTGCCATCAGGCAGTTGCGGTGCAGCACCAAAGCCGTAAAGAACCGGCTCTTCATGGTAGTTGCGGGGAATACCTGTCTGTTCACGGAAGACCCGTGACCATTCGTCGGTACGCTGATCATAAACTCCGTCGAAACATTCGTTGAGGATAGGCTCAACAATCGACCGGAAGTCTGTACTACGCATCGGAGCAGCCATTATTTATTCTCCTTAGATGGCGTTAATGGTTGCCACGAATTGGCTGCGGCTGACCTGCACGCGGACAATTGGGAATGCGTCTCCAAATGCATTATCTGCATATGGGGCTATGTCAAGGATTCGGAAATCCCCAACGGCTGAACTACCTGCCAGCGTGGCTGAAAGAGTGGCAGCAGACAGTCCGGTAAAGGTGCTGCCAGCCGTTGCGTTGCTCATATTAGCCTGATCGCCAATCGAAGTCTGAGCCAGAGTTGCATCAGCTTGAACTTCGTAGACAATCAGCGGATCGCTGTAGTAATAAGCGATGCAGGATCCAGCTTGATATGCCGTGTTGGCAGGAAACTGGTTGTTGATCTGGCGACGACCCGAAGCATCGGTGTACTCCACGCCAGCAAACGAACCTTGAAATGCACTTCCAGCAGTGGCGATAATCAGAACACCACTGGAATTCAAGGCGACAGGTTGATTCTTGAGAATACCAGTGTTATACGCACTGGCAATGCCGCCAGCCAACGCTATTGCTCTATCCAGCCCAGAGGGATGGAAGACAGGGCGAAAGCCAAACGGAGCAGATGTTGCAGACATAGCATTACTCCTAGTTTATTTGAGTTTCCGCATCAAAACATCGGTGCGGGAATTGGTTTGTCTATATTTTCCATGCCTTCGCCTTCTACCTGACCCAAGCGTCTGCCAGAACTATCGCGGCCCACTTGCTGCTCTGCTTGAAGACGAATTTTGTTCGCTTCCTCCAGAGGTTGCTCATGGTGAAAGTGCGCCATAACTTCCTGATATTGTTCCATCGGGAGTTTGTAGAGCAGCATTTCATTGCACGCAATGTAACCAGTTTGTTCGCCAGCTTTTACACGGTAATTGTCAAACCCCGGCAACTCATCCGCTTTCACGGGAACGTAACCAAGGCGAATCCGTTTATCAATACTGTCGTAACTATTGGTGGTCGATAACCAGCAAAGATGCCATCCGGGAATTCCCGGAACATTTGGCAATGCACTTTGTGTCCATTCGTCCCTCCACATCTTTCGACGCTCATCGGACGATACGAACTGATCCTCTGGAGACTCACGACTTGAGTCAAGATTGGCGCGGTTTGCACGCCCCCCAGCAGAAAGAGATTTCTTTATACGAGTGTCCATTATCAATTGCTCCTGTTCCGTGTTTCATTGGCGTAACGACGAATCATGCGTGCGCGTGCTTGTGGGTCTTCCCACATTCCCGCATCTTTCATGGCCCGAACTTGATCCGGGGTGAGCGTAAATGTTCCACGCCCTCCACTACTCGCTGCACTCTCTCGTCCACTACCAGTGACAACACTCTTGGGCCTCTTGACAAATGATCGCTCATCTGATTCTTCATTGTACCTGTGTGGCAAACGCTTTTGCAAGCGGTTGTCAAGTTCATCCCAATAATCTGAGTTTTTGGGATCCCAACCCTCCTTTGCCATCCGCTTATCGATGGTCAAAGCGATGTCGGAATCCTCATCCCCACCACTGGGGTCGTACCAAGAATTCCTCTCCATCCATGTAGCAGCCTGACGCTGTACATCACGGTCTGGAGCGATTGCCTGCTGCTTGGGAGTCGCGGCTTGGTTCTTCAGGTTCTGCAAAGACTCCGCAGCACGCCGCGCCTCAAACCACATCTCCTGCGCGTTCGCCATTCCCTCCCCATCCGAAGCCTGTGCAGCCTCGGCAATCTTCATCTTGGCGTATTGGATGCGGACGTTCTGATCTTCTATGGCTTTGTCGATCCGCGCCAGTTCAGAACCGTGTGTCCTTACCTCTACAGCCGACAAACGAGCCAGAAGATCCTGATTCTGCCTCTGAAGCTGCTGGAATCGGACATCTTTCTCCTGCTGCTGCTGACGCTGGTAAACCTTCTTGGCTTTACGCTTATCACGCCGCGCAGAACGGATGGCCTCAGTGTCATCAGGATGGTCTACACCACCATCTTCAGGAACGGAGCCACCAGCGGCCATCTGCTCTGAAGAATCGCCCTCAGAAGCCTCCTGATCGTCATTCGGGGGCAGATCTATGCCCTCCACGGTAACGCTACCGTCCTTTTGCTCGTCTACAATCAGTTTTGGCTCTTCAATCTTCTCGTTTTCGTTGCTCATATAAATGCCCTCACTTCAAGTGGGTTGCCAGTGATCTTAGCAATCACCTCATGGTCGTTGATAATGATGAATTCCACCCTATCCTCGCCATCTGGTGCGCCGGGAAGCTTTACCTCCCATCGATCCCCTGTCCATTTCGGCACGCGGAGGTAATCACCTACCTCACACCAAGACCCTTCGGGCCAAGGTTCCATCGTGTCGCGCTTTTTGAACGCCAACGGGCCAATTCCCACTACTTTCCCCACCGGATTCTGTACTTTCTCAGTATCACGGGTTTCTTGAGCCAAAATAATCCCTGAAGCAGTGACTTTTCTCTTTGCCATCCGCAGTTGAATCAGGACTCTTGCACCAAGAGGTACTGCACCGGGGTCTACAGCAGGAAATGCACCCGCTAAATCAGCTTCGTAAGAAGCTACCGGAGATTCACTCATCGTCTTCCTTCAATAAATCGTTAAGAATCTGCAAGGCTTCTGTCAGCCCTGCGTATTGACCCACTAAACGCTGGTACGTCTCGAAATTCACTACATGACCCGCAGTGAGAGAATCGGCTATGTAAGCCTGCCGCACCTTTATTGCGTCAATGAAGTCACTCTCGTATCTCATTTACTTTTTTTCGCTTGTGATAGTCCTCCTTGTGCGGGTTGTTTGGACTTCTCCTGCATTCCATTCACAGGTGCGCCTTGTGCAAGACGCTTGTGCTGAGGAACCATCTCGCTTTGCTGCTCTTTGTCGCTGGTTGCCATATTAATTCCCTCTCGTCAGGTTACGTTGCAACTCGTTTTGCAGTTCAATCGCTGATTGAGACTGCTCCTTCTTCAACTTTGCTGCCTCTACCGTCAGGTCAAGCGTCTTCATACGCTCTTCCGTCAGGTTGTTTTCTGTATTCATAGCCGCCTTGAACTGCATCTCCTTCGTCATGTCCTGTTGACCCTGCGCCATCTTGGCCTGACTCAACTGGATATCAGCCTGATCCTTAGCAGCACGCCGCTGAGTCTCAGCCATAGACGCTTGCAGAATCGCTTGGGCATCTCCGTCCATCGGAGCGTTCTGCGGCTTGTTGAATTGCTGTGCAACTTGCATCAATTGCTGGATCTGCGGGAGGATTTGTGCAAAATCCTGCTGCGTATCCAGAGCCATATGCTCCGCTGCAGCAGCCATAGCCCTGTCAATCTCAGGCGCAAGCTTGGAGTCCTCGTACTTCTGCATCTTCACCTTAGCGGGGATCAAGGTGTACTGGTTCATCTTCTGCGTGTACCACAGCATCATGTGCTGCTTGATGTGCTGTAACGCTTGCGGGATAAAGGTCGGGGCAATAATTGGATTCATCCCCAACGCAGGATCCTTGGCAAAGGCCAGATGCGATGTAATGTGAGCCATGTGATCCTGACGAGGATAAGCAACTGCCATCCTGCCCATCCCCATAGCAGCGTTCTCATCCGCTGAATGCATCTCCTGCGGCTTCGTATACTGCGGCATCAGTTGCTCAATGTTGGGGATCTTCATCTGTTTCAACGCACGCCCAACAACAACCCGCTTGTCGAACAGGTCAGGGTACTTATCCATGTACGAGATGACAGCCTGAGTCTGCGCCATCCGCTGAGTCTCGGAGAAGATGTGCGGATCACTGACCGGAACAATATCGCTGTTGCGATTAAAGTCATCACGCTTGATCGGCAACTCAGCAACAATGTCGCCCCTTTTCTGATCGTCCAGATACCAACGGTTAATCCGCTGCAGCACCATCAGCACTCGCCTCTGCGAGTTGTGCAGACGAGCATGAATCGCGCTGAATACAGCAGCACCCTGCTCAATCAAGGCTTGAGTCGTACCAACCGGAGCCTGACTGGTGATGTCTGCAATCTTCTCCTCGGACGTTGTGACTACACCCTTGGCAGCTTTCTCCAAGAAGCCCATCAGGCTCAACAGCACCTGAGACGGAGGATTGAACGGCATGGGGAAGGCAATCTTCTTGATGTCATCAACCCCCGGTGCGCCCTCAATCTCGACTACCTGAGTGACATCCACCTGTTGGCTCTGACCGCTGATCCTCGCCCCCTTAAGCTTGAGCATAGTAGGAGCATTGTTGATGTGAGCAGAATCCAGCAAAGCCCGAAGAGAGCCAGTAAGGGCAGCAGACAGGCCACCAATAAGATGCGGCAGACCAATTGCATACGCTCCCCTCCA